AGTGTACAAAACATTCAAAACGACCCTTGTTTGTGCTATAATATGTTGATATGTTTAATCGGTTAAAAACACCAGTGAATACAAGGTTTATTGTCTAATCGTCAATAAATCCGTCAAAAATTCTAGCCAAAAATTTTAGACACACTATCATGTGCCTTTAATCTCATTTCATCGGTATAGTGAATGTACGTATTAATGACTGTATCAACAGTATCACCTAATAAGGATGCTACTGTTTTTATATCAACACCATTTGCCAATAACCTTGTAGCATAGGTATGTCTTAAATCATGGATAGAAGTGTTTGGTAAATATCGTTTTATCATTACTGATACCGCACCAGTACCGCCAGTTGGATTGTTGAATAGATATAATCCGCTGGTGGTATTTTTGTATTCAATCAATATATCAATCAGTATGGGTGGTATAGGAATTTTTCTGTAACTGTTTTTTGTCTTTAGATTGCGGATCATATATGTACTTTCGCCGCTATATGCGAATTGCTTATTCACATCAATAATTGCATTGTCAAAATCTATATCATCCCATGTAAGACCTAATATTTCGCCATACCGCATACCAGAATAAGCAGCAATTGAACACACGATATAGTATTTGTAGTTATGGACTTTTAACGATGTTAATAGGTGTGTTACATCATCTTCACTTATAGCGTTGATTTTAGTTGTTTGTGTTTTATGTAGTCGCTTAATGTTTTTACAAGGACTACTATTAATAATTCTATATGGCGATACTGCATAAGCGAATACCTTTGTTATAATCGTTATGCACATATTTTTAGTGGCTATTGATTGTTGTAAATCGTTAATTACTTTTTTGATATGTATTTCAGATATGTCTTTAACTTTCATATTGAATAGTTTGTTGAATTTCTGAAATGCATTGTCATAAGCCTTGAATGTAGAGTATACATTGGCTTTGTTTTCATCTGTATATATCTTGTAAAACTCAATAAGCGTTATATCTTTTAGACTATCATCAAGTGGATTGGTGATAGTCTTTTTTAGGTTATCGACAATTTCTTGTCCATAAAGTTTAGCATCTCTTTGTGTGGCAAATCCCTGTTTGGATTTCTGTTTCCATTTATAGCCGTCTTTATAGCTAACTATAATTTGGAAGCCTCCGTCCTTTTTTCTGATAGTGAAATTGTATTGCATAATTCACCTCATATGATGTGTGTGTAAAAGTTGATACCCTCTACATCGTCAACTTCCCTTGTGTGAGCCATACGCTCAATTAAATCAACATTAGCGGTATTGTACATATCGTCATGGATAATATGACCTAATTCGTGTAGTATTCCTTGCCTTTGTATATCTCGTGGCTTGTTGCTATTAACTAGGATTGTATAGGTTCCGTCATCATTTAGTTTTAATATTGCCGTTTGAGTTTTCCGTAGTTTGATGTAAATCAGATTGATGTTCATACTATCATCCCCTTTGTAGGGTTATTGTATATTATTCAACATGGAATTTTTTACACATGCTATTTGATAGTATGGATAATCAACATAATTATTGATGTAACCCAAATGGATATAGAAGATGATATACCAACACTTAATAGCAGATTTGGTTTGTAGTTAATTAAAAATATATTGAATAATATTGCAATAACTAACCATGGAAGTATAACCACATACGGCTTTTCTTGCTTGGAATAAAACCAAACAAATGCAATCAATCCTATTAAACCGATGATACCAGCCATAGTAGGGAAGCCTACAAAGTAGGCGATAATAGAAACAAAAGATAATAATAATTCCATATTATTTACCCTCTCGTTTCTTTAACATCTCTATAGTGTTAATTACAAAATTAATATCATCTTTGGACATATCTTTACTTGCATCGAACAATAAACGTAAATCAGGATTATCTTTTATTGCTTGTGCGTATTCCGATACAGACGGATCGTTATAATACTGTTCGTTTTCAGAGTATTTATTTTCAATCAAATCAGCCTTATTTACTCTAAAATAATTAGCTAGTAATTCTATCTTATCTATACGAGGATAGTTAGTACCTTTAATCCAACTTGTAAATGTGGTGTAGGAAACACCAATATCTTTTGCAACTTGTATTCTGGTTTTATTATATAGGTTCATATAGTACTGTAAATTCTTGGAGAATATCTCTCTATTGCCTAAATCACTCATTATATTCACCTCATCTTAATTTTAAAATATTTGTTGTTATTTATATAATATATTTAAACTGCAAAAAAATCAAATATTTTTTTAGGATTTTACAGAAAAACTGTTGACATTACAGTTTAACTGTAATACAATACAATCAACAAAAGGGAAAGCGAGGTGATAAATTGAACCAACAAATCTTTGCACAAGATGGAATTACATTAAAAGCAGCACGAGTAAATAAGGGTTTGACACAAAAGAAAGCAGCGGAAATGCTAGGTATTAGCGAATATACGTTGATGAATTATGAAAAAGGAAAATCATCCCCAGATGTACATGTGCTAAAAAAGATTGAAAATCTTTATGAGGTTCCGTACCATAAGATTATTTTTTTGTAAAAGTATTACAGTTTAAATGTAATTTTGAAGAGGTGATTAGATGCTAGTACAAAATCAAAAAGACCTATTAGTAGCCAACAAGGTCTATGGAAACACATCAACTGTATTTGGGTGGGCTGGTCGTAATGCTGAGTATTCACAATATTGGCGAAAGATTATTAGGGAATACTTTGCTAAACGGCATATAAGCAAATTGTATAGAAAAGCTATCCACGGCAAGATTAGAGAATGTCGTGAAGCAGATAGAATGGCAAAAATGGAGGCACGTTATGCAAGAAATTAAAAAACAATTAAAAAAGCACATACTGTACATTATGGAAACAGGAGCTACACCGCAGATACTTCCAGAGTTAATCAGACAGTATGAAGTACTAGATGAGAAATATCCAGATTCTAAACAGTCAATAGAATCCGTAAGTTTTGAACAGACTTTTGAAGATCAACTACGAGGACCCATTAAAGTGATTACTGCACTTTTAAAAAATGAGGCGACTAAAGATGGAAATTATCGTGAAGTAATTATTCATGATGATGAAGCATTCCTTAGCGAACATAATGCACTGCATCCTTTAGTAAGTAGTCATACAAAAGTTATTTATAAAGATGAAAAATAATGGAACCTGCAGTTTACACAATTAAAGACGTTGCTGAACTGCTCCAATGCAGTGAAAGCAGCGTCAACAACCTTAGGGAGCGTGGCATCCTACGTGAAGTAAAAGGGCTTCCGGGAGTACGGTTCAATAAAAAAGAAGTTGATGCTCTTGTAGGAATTGTAGATGAATACAGTCCACTACAATACAGAAAATTAGAAAAGGAGCGTGATGAACTTTTACAAGAAAATGAAAAGTTAAAAATGAGTATAAGAAAAATAACCAGTGATTTACTGGTTATGGTAGGAGGGGAGTTGAAATTATGATTACTGTTTTAAAATGGATTTCTTTCTTATGGATTGTAGGATCCATGGGAAGCCTAGAAATCGATAGAATTGGGTTTGTTCAATTCTTATTGCAAATCATTACAGGCGGACTTGTTTGGGTGTGCGCCGATGTATATGAAAAAGAAAACGCCCGCTAATAGCAATTGGAAAGACTAGCGGGCGTAGGCAAATTATACCTAAGGTAATTATACCATGGAGGAGAAAAATGCAAAAAAAATCGAAATCATATTAACACCTAAAGAAAATAGCAACGGTTATAACATGGAATTTATTGTTAATAAAAATGAATTTAATGGTAACGCAACAGAAGTTGCTGCTCTTTTGGTTTCAGCTGCTTATAACTTCGGTTATAAAAATCTTGATACCACACAATTTATAGCATTTTTAGCAGCTACAAAAGATATATGTGAAGAGCAAGAAGAACTGGCTCTTATAAATAATTTTCTTAATACATTTGAAAAGGAGAAAACAAATGAATGAAAAACAACAAATCTTAAATCTAACTAATATTTGTGATGGAAAGTTAGAAGCTGAATTTGAGGAAATGTACAAAGATGCATTACGAAAAATTTCAAAAGGTCAGAAAGCTAAAATCACCATTAACATTGAAATGTTACGAGTTCCAGATACTGATACCATCGTAGAACTTGGTTACAATATTAAATCAACATTACCAGCTATCTCACGTCGTGCTATCGGGTCTTATGCGGACGACTTCACAGTAAAAGTTGATGTCAACGAAAAACCGCAATTAGAAGTCCTAACATTTAATTCAACTACTGAAAAGAGAGGTTAACACAATGGAAGAAAAATTTAACTTAAATGTACAAACAGAAAATGGTGAAGTAATTATTCGTCATGGTGAAGCCAATGACGTATTTCAATATAACGGATTTAGATATGAACTTAGTAGCACGGAATCATTCGTTAAAGGCGTAAAAGCTAAAGGCGACCCTAAGAAATCCGTTATTACATATTCAGATAGAAAAGTTGTGGCCGTAACAGACTGTACCGTAACAGATCGTACGCAAGACAAAATTGTATACGCATTTCAAAAAAGCGAACAGTTTAAAGAATGGGATTCCATCTTTGGTCTAAGTTTAACGCAAAAAGAAATGCTTGATTTACTCCGAATTCATGAACATGAAATCGAAGATTACGAAAAGCTTTTAATTGCTGTTAGAAATTTCAAATACGTAACACAAACGGAAGGCGATTTTACTCGAACTGATGATAATAACTATGTTATGAGCATCAAAGTAAAAGAAGCTGAAGGTACTTTAAAGATGCCTCGCTTTATCTTTGTAAACATGGTAATTCTTAATGAAAGTCAATTCACTCAAAAAATTGAAGTGCAATTAGACATCATTAAACCTAAAGATGAAGGGGATAAATTATCGTTCAAGTTATCTTGTCCAATCTTGAATCGTTATGTTAAAGATGCTATCAAATCTGAAACCGATTTAATTAAATCTGAATTAACCAATTACTTGTTATTGGCTGGTACTCAAGAATAAGGAGCAAATGCATGGGAGAATCAATCAAAATTAATTCATTTGAATTAGAAAATGTAAAGCGTGTTAAAGCTGTGTCTTATGAACCATCACCTAATGGATTAACTATTATTGGTGGAAAGAATGGACAGGGGAAAACATCTATCCTTGATGCCATTGCTTGGACACTAGGTGGTGCGAAATTTGAACCATCTAGTGCAGTACGTGATGGAAGTTATAATCCGCCTAAATTAGAAGTTAAGTTATCTAATGGACTAGTTGTTACACGTAGTGGTAATAGCAGCACATTAAAAGTCGTTGATCCAGAAGGTAAAAAATCCGGTCAACGTATTTTAGATGGCTTCATTGGCCAATTAGCCTTAGACCTTCCTAAGTTCATGGAAATGAGTGATAAGGAAAAGGCCAATGAACTTTTGAAATTATTGGGCGTAGAAGACGAACTAAATAAACTCGAAGGTAAACACCAAGAGGTATATGCAAAACGTCATTCTATAGGGCAAATTGCAACTCAGAAAGACAAGTACGCTAAAGAGTTAGTTGGTTATGATGATGTGCCACTCGAACCGATTAGCGCATCGGAACTTATTCAACAACAACAAGCCATCTTGTTGAAGAATGCGGAAAACCAAAAGAAACGTAACAATGTTTCAGCTATTCAAGCTCAAATGGTCACCATCAACAACTTGGTTGATGAAGCACAAAAGAAACTCGAAGAATTACAAGCTAAACAAGCGCAATTGGCTGAAGATTATGATATCGCAACAACGGCAGCGAAAGACCTTGAGGATGAATCAACGGCTGAACTCGAGGAGCAAATCAAAAATGTAGATGCCATCAATCAAAAGGTACGTGCTAATCAAGAACGTGCAAGAGCATTACAGGAAGCCGCTGATTATAAAGCAGATTATGATAACTTGACTGGTGAACTCGAAACTATTAGGGAAGATAAAAATAAACTGCTTGAATCTGTACAAATGCCATTATCAGGATTATCCATTCAAGATGGCGTCCTTATCTACAATGATCGTCAATGGGATTGCATGTCCGGTGCGGAACAGTTAAAAGTAGCTACAGCAATTGTTAGAGCTTTAAATCCTAAGTGTGGATTTGTACTTATGGATAAACTCGAACAAATGGATGTAGATACTATGAAAGAATTTGGGGCTTGGCTTGAATCGGAAGGACTACAGGTCATTGCTACTCGTGTTACTAATAACCAAGATGAATGTTCCGTCATTATTGAAGATGGACATATTAAAGGTGAAGAGTACAGTAATGTGGCAGCACCAGTTAATGAAACTAAACCTGAAAATGAATGGGGTGATTTTTAATGAATATTATAACAGGTAAACGAAAACGTGCACAAAAGGTGGTCGTGTATGGCACCGAGGGGATTGGTAAAACAACCTTTGCCAGTCACTTTCCATCACCTGTATTTATTGATACAGAAGGCAGTACAGACCATTTAGATGTAGCTCGTACAGATAAGCCTACATCATGGCAAATGCTTATTTCCTTTATTAAGGAATTTGCAACAATGCCGGGTTTCTATCGAACTTTAGTCATTGACACGATTGACTGGGCGGAACAGTTATGTGTTGAGTACATCTGTGCTAAACATAATAAATCTGGGATTGAAGACTTTGGGTATGGTAACGGATATGTATTTGTCCGTGAAGAAATGGGCCGTTTACTAAACCTACTTGATGAAGTTATTAATGCAGGTATGAACGTAGTACTTACTGCTCATGCTCAAATTCGTAAGTTTGAGCAGCCAGATGAACTCGGAGCCTATGATCGCTTTGAATTGAAACTTGGCAAAAAGACGGGAAGTCAAACATCTCCACTTATTAAAGAATGGGCGGACATGATACTCTTTGCCAATTATAAAAACGAAATCATCACTACTCAAACAAACAAAAAGAAAGCAACCAATGGTAAGCGTTTAATGTACGCTACTCATAACCCTGCATGGGATGCCAAAAACCGGCATGGATTACCAGACGTGATGCCATTTGAATACAGTCAAATCGCTCATGTAATTCCAGAAGATTTATTAGCAACTATAGCTGCAGAACATGTTCTAAAGGAAGATCCTAACAAGTATCCTCCAGAGGTGATGCAAGCAGCAAAAGAACAAGTTGGAACCGTTCAAGAAAAGCCTAAAGTTGAGCCTAAAACTAAAGCAGCAACAGAAGAACATGATACTCCACTAGTTGAAACGCCTATTCCTAAGCCATTAAAAGATTTAATGGCGAAAGATGGTATCACATTAGAACAAATTCAATCAGTAGTTATCGCTCGTGGTAAGTATCCAGCTGGTACACCATTTGAAAATTATGATCCAGAATTCGTTAATGGATGGATTATCCCATTCTGGCCAAATATTGTTGAAGCAATTAAGAAAGGAAATTAATTATTATGACAACACAAAGCAACTTTGAAACATTCGGTAAAGCAGAAGAAGTATATTCATTTGACCAACCTATTTTAGCGGAAGAACGTGAATATACGTTACTCGAAGCTGGTTCTTATCCATTTGTAATTACTAATGTAGAAAAGAAATTCTATGAACCAAAAGAAGGTAGCAAGTTACCATCTTGTCCACAAGCTCAGATTACCCTCGAAGTAGATGGTGGTCAGCAAGGGAAAACAAAATTAATTCACAATTTGTTTTACACAAAGTCAACCATTTGGAAAGTTACAGAATTATTTATGGCCGTAGGTCTTGCTAAGAAAGGTGAAAATTACAATCCTGACCCTGAACAATTATTGGGTAAGTCAGCCATGTGTGAATTGTCACAACAAGGCTATGTTAAAAATGACGGTAATAATGGTACTCGTAACGAAATCAAAAAATGTTTTGCAAGTCCTAATGCTCAAACTAATGGATACGGTACATTCTAATGGAACTTAGACCGTATCAACAACAAGCTGTAAACTCGATATGGCATGAATGGGAAACGGTTAATAAAACATTGTTGGTTCTTCCGACTGGTACAGGTAAAACAATTTGTTTTGCCAAAGTTGCTGAGGAAGCGGTTCGCAGGGGTAAGCGTGTTCTTATCCTTGCGCATCGTGAAGAACTATTGCAACAAGCCTCTGACAAAATTATGAGTGCGTCAGGACTTACAACGGCAATGGAAAAAGCTGAACATACATGTCTTGGACAATGGGACCGCATCATAGTAGGTTCTGTTCAAACATTATGTAAAGACAAACGATTGTCAATGTTCAGTAAAACGTACTTTGATGTCATTATCATTGATGAAGCACATCATGCTGTATCTAGTAGCTATCAAGCTATATTAAATTACTTTGACCAAGCAAAAGTCTTGGGCGTAACGGCTACACCAGATCGCTCGGATATGAAAAATTTAGGACGTGTATTTGAAAGTTTAGCATTTGAGTATACACTACCTAAAGCTATTCAAGAGGGGTTCTTGTCTAAGATTAAGGTACAAACATTACCGCTCACATTAGATATCTCATCGGTTAAGATTTCAACTGGTGATTTTGCTGTGGGAGATATCGGTAGAGTATTGGAACCTTACTTAGAGGAAATAGCCAATAAATTAATGGAATACAGAGATAGAAAAATCGTTGTGTTCTTACCTTTAATTGCTACCAGTCAACGATTCTGTGAAATTCTTAATGAGCGAGGATTTAAAGCAGCAGAAGTAAATGGCAAAAGCCAAGACCGTACAGAAATTACACAAGCATTTGCTGAAGGTAAATATAATGTACTTTGTAATTCAATGTTGCTCACAGAAGGATGGGATTGTCCAAGCGTTGATTGTGTAATTGTATTACGCCCTACTCGGTCTCGTGCTTTGTATTGTCAGATGATTGGACGTGGTACACGTCTTTCACCGGGTAAAGATCATCTATTAATTTTAGATTTTCTATGGCATGTAGAACGTCACGAATTATGTAGACCTGCTCATTTAATCGCTAAGTCAGATGATGTGGCCAAACGCATGACGGAAATTCTTGAAGAAAAAGGAATGGACCTTGAAGAATGCGAAAGGGATGCAGAATCTGATGTATTGGCTCAACGTGAAGAAGCACTTGCAAAAGAACTTGCTGCTATGCGCAAGAAAAAAGCGCAACTTGTTGATCCATTACAATTCGAGTTTTCTATTCAAGCCGAAGACCTTACACATTATGTACCAGCTTTTGGTTGGCAAATGACATCGATTACGGATAGCCAAAAGAAAACTCTTGAGCAATTTGGGATCAATGGTGACAGTATTGAAGATGCTGGCAAAGCATCTATGCTAATTGATAGATTGCAAAAACGTCGTGAAGAAGGATTGTCTACACCTAAACAAATTAGATTCCTTGAAAACAAAGGGTTTAAGAATGTAGGAACATGGAGCAATAACCAAGCCTCTAAGATGATTAGTCGTATTAGTGCTAGTGGTTGGCGCATTCCTAAAGGTGTAGTGCCTGCCACATACAAGCCACCTGTAGAAGAATTCAGTTCCCCATGGTAAGGAGTAAGAATGGAAAGCAAAATTGATTTACGAGAATTACTCGAATATATAGACCCTTCCCAATGCTCCTATGATGAATGGCTAAACGTAGGCCTTGCACTTCATCAAGAAGGCTATCCTATGTTCGTGTGGGAGGAATGGTCTGCAGATGATGGAGAGCGATTCCATGAAGGCGAATGTGCTGCTAAATGGGAATCCTTTGGTCGATATACTGGAAAACTTGTTACCGGTGCCACGATCACTCAAATGGCAAAAGAAAACGGATGGACATCTAAACGTAAGCTTGAAAATAATGAAGCATTAAGTTTTGATTCCATGGTATTGGCTACAACTCCAGAACAATATCAAGTTGTTGATAAGAACTGGATTGAAGAATCTGATGTTCATATTCCTAAATCATATCCTTTAGAGCAACGTAAACAAGATATTGTTACATATCTGACTACGTTATTTGAGCCAGAGGAGTACGTTGGATATGTAGTTAATACATTCGCCTTACCAGATGGGAAACAGTCTCCTACGATGGGAAATTATAGCCGTACGGTACAACAAATCCTAGATGGTATTAATGGTACAACACAATTAGAAAATGTGTTTGGCAGCTTTAACAAAGAAATGGGCGCATGGATTCGCTTTAATCCAATTGATGGTAAAGGTGTTAAGAATGATAACGTAACCGCATTTCGGTATATGTTGCTAGAATCTGACAATATGTCACTCGGTAAACAAAAAGCAATTATTGAGCAATTAGAACTACCGATTGCAGCCATGGTATTTAGTGGCGGTAAATCGATTCATGCCATCGTTAAAGTTGATGCTTACTCCTATGAGGAATACAGAAAGCGTGTTGACTTTATATATTCCATTGCTCAAAAGAATGGTTTTAAACCAGATAAAAAGAATCGTAATCCTAGCCGATTGTCTCGAATGCCGGGCGTTATGCGTGATGGTAAACCACAATTTCTTATGGCAACCAATATTGGTAAAGAAAACTATAAGGAATGGGAGGAATGGATCGCATCGGTTAATGATGATTTACCGGAGCCAGAAGAACTTGATGCGTTATGGGATAACATGCCAGACCTTGCACCTCCATTAATTGAAGGGATTCTTCGTGAAGGACATAAAATGCTCATTGCCGGACCATCTAAAGCGGGTAAATCATTTGCGCTAATTCAATTATGCATTTCCATTGCCGAAGGTAAGCCGTGGTTTGGATTTGACTGTACACAAGGTAAGGTTCTATATGTCAATTTAGAACTTGATAGGGCATCTTGTTTGCATCGGTTTAAAGATGTATACGAGGCCCTTGAACAACAACCAACAAACATTGGGAATATATCCATATGGAATTTACGTGGTAAATCCTTACCAATGGACCAATTGGCTCCTAAATTAATTCGTAGGGCTCAAAAGCGTAACTACAAGGCTATCATTATTGACCCTATCTACAAGGTAATCACTGGTGATGAAAATAGCGCTGATCAAATGGCAAATTTCTGTAATCAGTTTGACAAGGTTTGTACTGAACTTAAATGCGCAGTCATTTATTGTCATCACCATTCAAAAGGCAGCCAAACTGCTAAGCGGTCTATGGACCGTGCATCCGGTTCTGGTGTATTCGCTCGTGATCCAGATGCATTACTTGACTTGCTAGAACTTGAACTCGAGAACATGAACGAGGATAAACTCCAAGATGCTCCTATTGATACTAGCCAATGTACTGCATGGCGAATGGAAGGAACACTTCGAGAATATCCTAAGTTTAAACCGGTAGATTTATGGTTTGAATACCCCATTCATAAAGTGGATACAAACGGGTTCCTTGCAATGGCTCAATTTGATAGCCCACAACAAAAGGGCGCTAATGTTATAAACAAACGCAAAAAAGCTGCTAAAGAAAAGAAGAAAGAGCAAATTGTTGATGCATTCAATATTGCTGATGCAGAAAATGGTTTTACTGGACAAGTAGAAATAAAACGGGTTGCCGAACTTATGGAAGTAAGTGAAAAAACATTACGTCGTTATTTAAAAGAAAGCCCTGTTTATAATATCAATCTTGGTAAGCTTATAGACCCTAATTTAGAATGTAAACCAATTGATGAAAATTGAGGTTTATATAGGGACAAAATCAGGGACAGACGCTCTTATATATATAAGTGTATGTCCTTGTATGTATTTGTCCCAATGTAAGGTGGATTCAAGCTAAGGGGGTAAGGAAAAGGATTTCTAAAATCATCCTTTTCTTACCTCTTCCCCTTAGGTTGAACCCTACATTACAAAAGGGCTTTAAAAATTGTTTTGGTTATTATCAATTAAATTCTCAATAAAGGAGGATTGGTTATTGATTATTGAATTTTTCATTCCTCTTAAAAAGGTTCCTACTGTTACACATCAAACTAAGCAAGTTAATACACAACATGGTAAGCCTATCTTTTATGAATCAGATAAATTGAAACAGGCTAAACAAATATTCTTAGATGGTTTAGTTGATCATGTTCCTAGTGAACCTTTAGAGGGACCTATTCGATTGGTTACCAAGTGGTGTTTTGGTAAAGAGAATTGCAAAGCACCACATTGGAAAACTACTCGGCCAGATACAGATAATCTTATTAAATTATTTAAGGACTGTATGACCAAGTTGAATTACTGGAATGATGATGCTCAAGTCTGTAGTGAGATTACAGAAAAGTATTGGAATCCAGTAACAGGGATTTGGGTACATATTGAAACGTTGAAAGGTTGATGCTATGAAGAAAAAATTAGTCTACGTCGCCCATCCTTATGGTGGCAAGGAAAGCAATCGTAAAAAGATTGATGTGATTATGGGAGATTTGGTTTTAAATGATGCTAGTCATGACTATATTTCTCCAATTCATAATTTTGGATATGTATATCTAACTGGTGACGATTACCAACGAGGATTAGACATTTGTTTAAGGCTACTTGGACATTGTGACATTTTAGTATTGTGTCCTGATTGGGAATCTAGTCGTGGTTGTAAAGGTGAATTTGAATATGCCAAGAAACATAGTATTTCCATTTTTACGTTGAGGGAGTGGAAAGCATTAAATCGGATTTGATAACAGTATGTTTGACTGTTGAACGTGGATTATCTGATTCAATGTCATTGGCTAGATTTGTTAGCGATGTAACAAAAGAAATTGGCCGTTTATATGAAAAAGCAATATATGACACAAGAGAAAGGCAAAAGTGGTAAATAATGTGTAAAAAAGATGACTTTTTTAATGTGTTGATAATATGTATGATTGTTTGGAGTTTTACAGTGTTAATCGGAATGACAATTATCATATTTAAGGACATATTATTTAATGTTGGTTGATGATTAGGATATGGGTGGTGAAATATCCGCCCTGTCATAAGAGGTGATTAATATGATTAAAGAATATAGAAAGAAACCAGTTGTGATTGAAGCGATACAATATACAAAAGAAAATTACGGGGAGTGTTTAGATTTTTGCGGCGAAAATTATTATGGTAACCTTAATGATGATATTATTATTGAAACATTAGAGGGGCAACATAAAGCATCGTTAGGCGACTACATTATCAAAGGTGTTAAAGGTGAAATTTATCCTTGCAAGCCTGATATATTTGATATGACATATGAAGAGGTATAAAAGTATGATCACAGATGAACAAGGGAGAGAATGGTTGCTTAGAAAGCTATATGATGATGGCTGGAGATATTATGTAAAAGCTAGTAATGGGTGTATGTATCTAACAAAAGAAAAACCTGATTTTTGTGAAGATGGAAAATCAATAAACCCATATAGTGGTGGTACAACAAAGTGTACTGATTCGTTTGTAACTTTTATTCATGGAATAAAAATTAATGAAATGTTAGATATTGCAAAAGAATTAGGTATTATTGATTGGCTTGAAGTAAAGGTAAATACACCTATATTGGTAAGAGATTCAACATGGGATGCATGGAAAATAGGTCATTTTGCACGATGTAGGAAAGGACATATATTTGTATGGGAGAAAGGAAAAACATCTTATACAACTAAACGTACAGAAATGTTTAGGTATGCAAAATTAGTAGGTGATAACGATGAATGAAATGGTTATTATTAACATTCTATTGGCGATTTACCTTGTGGTTATTTTTAAAATGTCCTATTACTCTTATCGTGAAGCTGCTGCATTAAAACATTTTATGGTTTCTGACGTATATAAAATGCAATTGCAGAAAATAATTAGATCACAAATACGGGATATGGTAATATGTAGTATCTTGTTTGTTTTAAATATTGTCTGTGTGGTGGGCCTATGGTAGAACTTAGCAAAAAAGAATATCGTGAACTGGCATATGAGTATCTACACGAGGCGAGTAAGGCAGCATTGAGGATTAAATCGTTAAAGCGTAATATCCAACGTATTAAAAGCGATATCACATCATTACGTGCAGTAAACTACGGGAAAGAACGAGTAGATGGCGGTAAACCATCAGGTATTGAAGATGATATTAACCGGCTACTGGATATGGAAATGAAATACAAACGGCAAATCCATGAATTATTGACTAAACGTGATGATGCTTGCCATATGATCGATACACTGACAAATACAGTTGGCTCCATTATCCTCATGCAACAATATATCAATGGTATGTCTGCTAAGGGGGCATATTCATTTGTTGGTTACGGTGAATCACAAGGAAAAGAATATAAGAATTTGGCTCTTATTGAGCTTGGGTATAAACTCCGACGGAAATCGGCGGTAAACGGCTAATATCGACCTTTTAAGACCGCCATATCTATGATATATTGTAGTTGGAAAAGTTGATTTTTCTTCTAAATATTTAAAGAGTACTTACACACAAAAAGGCACATCATAAATGGTGTGCCTTTTTTGTTACAGAAAATTATGACACAAATACACTGCATTAAGCACAAATGCTTGAATAATAAAAACGGAATATGTGGGGCTAATGAGATGTTCTATGACGGACTATGTCAAACGTATATCACACATTCTCATGCGAGCAAGAGCAATTGTGGATTGTGTACACGATCGCATGGGAAGTTAGTCCGCAAGGGCGGTAATACATTAAAGTGAGGTGATAATCCATTGCGAGTAAATAGAAAAAACTGGTTAACTGACCCTGATAATTTATTACGTGCGGAAGGTTGGGCTCGTGATGGCCTTACTGATGAGCAAATAGCAAAAAATATAGGTATTTCGATTAGAACTTTATACGACTGGAAAAAGAGTTCGCCGCAGTTTCTGCAGTCCCTTAAAAGAGGGAAGGAAGTCATTGACCTTGAAGTTGAAAATGCATTGCATAAACGTGCTATAGGTTACGAATATGAAGAGAAAACATACGAGAATGGAAAGCTTGTTAAAGTTGTAAAGAAACAGCAGCCTCCGGATGTTACGGCTCAAATATTCTGGCTGAAAAACCGTAATCCTGAAAAGTGGAGAGATACTAAGAATATCGATGTCAAAGGTGAACTTACTGTATCTGCTATGGATAAATTGAAAGCTGCACGGGAGAAAGCTAATGGAAAAACATGACGAGTTAATAGAGGCATTAGGCGCTCTTACGCATGATCCGTTAGCGTTTGTATATTTTGCCTATCCTTGGGGGGAGCTGGGGACGTCATTGGAAAATATGGAAGGTCCCGATGAATGGCAAATACAAATCTTAAAAGACATCGGTGAACAATTAAAGAAAGGTAAAGACCTACAAACCGCTATCCAAGAGGCGGTAGCATCTGGCCATGGTATCGGTAAATCGGCACTGATATCATGGCTTATTCATTTTGCAATATCTACTCATGAGAATACTCGTGGTGTAGTTACTGCTAATACGGAAGGTCAGCTCAGAACAAAAACATGGCCAGAACTTAGCAAATGGCACAATATGTTTATTGCTAAAGATCTGTTTACCTACACAGCCACAGCTATATTCAGTAGCGATAAAGACTACGAAAAGACATGGCGCATTGATGCCATTCCTTGGAGTAAGAATTCCCCTGAATCATTCGCTGGTCTACATAACCAAGGTAATCGGATATTGGTTCTATTTGATGAAGCATCGGCGATTGATGATGTGATTTGGGAAGTAACCGAGGGGGCTCTTACAGATGCTAACACTGAAATCATTTGGTGTGCATTTGGTAACCCTACTCGTAATAGTGGGCGGTTCCGTGAATGTTTTAGAAAGTATAGAGATTATTGGAAAACGTATCAGATTGATAGTCGTACCGTTAAGATTTCTAACAAAGTTAAGATTGAAGAATGGTTAGAGGCTTACGGTGAGGATTCCGACTTCTTCAAAGTTCGTGTTCGTGGTGTATTCCCTTCCGCATCAGATTTGCAGTTCATCTCTACTGAAATAGCGGACAAGGCACAAAAACAAGTATATAAGCCGGGACAATTTGATCACTTGCCGACAATTATTGGTGTGGATCCTGCATGGACTGGTGGCGATACACTAGAAATCGTAATGCGTAATGGCTATCACATGAAGTGCCTAGCAACAATTGAAAAGAATGATGATGATATGCGTATGGCTAACCTCATTGCACAATTTGAGGATGAATACAAAGCAGATGCGGTGTTCATAGACCAAGGGTACGGCACTGGTATTTACAGTATAGGTAAGTCAATGGGTAGAAAATGGCGGTTAGTTGCCTTTGGTGGTAAATCGCCTAATGATATGTACCTCAATATGAGAGCGTACATGTGGGGCGAGATGAAAGAATGGTTAAAAGAGGGCGGTTCTATTCCTAATGACCAAGGATTGTATGATGACCTCGTAGGGCCAGAAGCGATCATTGATAAAAACGGCCGAATACAACTTGAAAGCAAAAAGGACATGAAAGAGCGTGGCTTACCATCACCGAATAAAGGCGATGCATTAGCCTTGACCTTTGCATTTAGGGTCACTAAAAAAATAAATGGCAATCAAAAGAGGGTGGCGAATACGGAATACAATCCGTTTAAGTAAAGGGGGTATGCGAATGTGCATGAAAAACAAAATGCCTGATGTTAAACAGCCAGCACCAGCACCAGTAGTACAAACCGATGATTTGACGAAAAAAGACGAACAATGGTTCGCTAATAAAAAACGTAAAAAATCTGGGTATGACAGTACTATTTTAGCTAGTGCGTTAAATCAAGCGACAGGCAAAACAACATTAGGTGGTTGATATGAGCGGTACTATTTTATCCAATCTAGCAAGACAACCGACTGAAAACAAGTTGATTAAGCCTAAAAACTATGGGCGAATTAAAACTAAATTCAATCAGATGTTTGACAATCGGCAAAAGTATATCTCAAGGTGGAAAGATATTCGAGACTATCAACTACCATTTCTTGGTGTATTTGATGATGAACAAGACCAATCCAAAGTACACACCGATAAGATAAATAATGGTGTAGCATGGGAAAGTTGCCAAATATTTGCTAGTGGTGTAATGAGTGGCATGACACCGCCTAGCCGAAAATGGTTTAAATTGACTATGGAAAATGCAGATGTAGCAGCGAATAGTGAAGTGGCGGAAGTATTAGATGAGCGTGAAGAGATACTATATGCAGTATTTGCGAAATCTAATTTTTACAACACAGTACACCAGGTCTACATGGAACTACCATTCGGACAAGCACCAATGAGCATCATGCCTGATAGTAAAGCGGGTGTACGCTTTACATCCTATCCAATCGGTACGTATGCGTTAGAGTGTGGCAGTAATGGCGGTGTAAATACATTTGGTCGAAAGTATCGAATGACCGCTGATCAGATAGTTGAGGAATTTGGATACAACGCTTGCCCTATCAATGTTAGAAATGCATATGATAATGGTAAGGGTAATGCAAATACATTTATTGTGTGTTGGTTTGTATTACCAAACAAAGACCGCAAAGACACAATCGGAAATAAAAATATGCCTTACTCGTCTATCTATTGGATTGATGGCAGTCGAGAAGATGAAGTATTAAGACATAGCGGATTTAATGAATGGCCCATTCCAATTGCTAGACATACCACCCATGATTTGAGCGGTTATGGCAAAGGGTGTGCATGGTTCGCACAAGCAGATGCACGAATGCTGCAACTACTCGAAAGAGATTTAGTAACCGCTATTGAATTAGGCATTAAACCGCCGATGAGTGCAACTTCCGATGTGATTGGTAATGTAAATCTATTTCCTGGTGGCATTACGGAAATTGATACAGGCGGTAAGGTTGAACCTGTATTCAATGTAGGAATTGATGTGGCGAATGTGCAAGCTAAAATACAATTCGTATCTGAAAGCATAAAACGTGCTTATAGTGCGGACTTATTCTTGATGCTTGATAATTTGGGTACTACACAGATGACCGCAAGGGAAGTCATGGAACGTACACAGGAAAAGTTGCAACAATTAGGGCCTGTAGTTGAACGATTACAATCTGAATTTCTTAATCCAATCATCGAACGTACCTATGCGATATTAGATCGTGCAGGTGTATTTCCACCGATTAGCGATGAATTGGCGGAACAATTAAACGGACAAGATGTGAAGATTGAATATATTTCACCGTTGGCACAAGCACAAAAGGTATCGTCTTTAACATCTATTGAGCAGTATTTTGCATTTCTGATGTCATTAGCACAGGGCAATCCTAACATCTTACAAAAGTTTAATTTTGAAGAGGCGGCGGATTACTATGGCGTAAATCTCGGTGTACCTGCAAAAGTAATTGTATCGAATGACGAATATCAAGCTAAGATGCAAGAACAAGCACAAGCACAACAGGAACAACAAGAACAAGCACAAATGCTGCAAGCGGCACAATTAGCACCTCAAATGGCTAGTGCAGCAAAACAAGCAACCGATGCAGCGAATGATGGAAACCCTGTAATGCAACAGTTAATGGGAATGGGCGTAGGTGTGTAGATGAAAACTAAACAAGAACGAATACGAGAGCGTGATATTGAGGCTCTTAACCACGTACTAAGTACTGAACTTGGTAGGTGGTTTTTTTGTAGGCTTTTAGACCATACCAACATATTGAAACAATCGTTTACAGGCAATTCAGAAACGTTTTTCAACGAGGGAAAACGCAAGGTTGGTTTAACTTACATGAATATGCTTGGACATATTGGAGATGGTGTTGAGGGTGTAAAGAAGTATCACCAAGCACAACTTGAATATATCCAACAGCAAAAACTATTTAACGATTTAGAAAAGAAAGGTGAATAAACCACATGGCAGAAGAACTAGAGCAAGGCACGAATATTGACACAGGTAGTGAGGAAAGTGGTACACCACAAGAACCGAACACACAAGGCAACCAAAACACGATTTTAGGCGGTAGTGGCGGTGATAATAACACCGACCAAAACACAGAACCTGCAGAACCTACTGTATATGATTTCACACAAGCATTTGAGGGTGGCGAAGTCGACCAAACCATCGCAGATGAGTTTTCCAAAATGCTAAATAGTGTAGGTGCTACGCAAGAGCAAGCGGTGGAACTAGCGAAGTTTGGCAACAAATACGCAACGGACATCGTGAGTGCTTATGAAACACAAAAACAACAAGCATTAGATGAACAGTACAAAGGCTATGCAGAAACCGCAAAAGAAACATTAGGGGTTAAATTTGATGAAACTGTAAGCCAAGCGGCCGCAGGCGTAGAGGCAGTAGAAAAAACTATTCCTAATATCCGTGAAATCTTGGCAGAAAATGGCTTGGGTAATCGGTTGGAAGTAATTCAACTATTCGCACACATTGCCAATATGGCAGGCGAAGATAACAACGCAGGGAATGGAAATCCTGCAAATCAAATCACAACAGAGAAAGATTTAGCGAATGCTATTTATAAAGACATGTAAAGGAGATTAATATATGGCAATCGGAGTAATGAATCCAACAATTTTAGATATTACAAAACGCATGGAGGGCGACGGAACACTTGGTAATATCGTCGAACTTATGGAACAAACAAATGAAGTGTTAACAGATATGACAATGCTTGAAGGTAACTTACCTACAGGGAATATCTCCACCGTTCGTACTGGTTTACCTAAAGTTGCTTGGCGTGTATTTAATGACGGTGTAGAACCAAGCAAATCTACAACTGCACAAGCAACTGATACTTGCGGCATGCTAGAAGCTTATGCTGTAGTAGATCGTGATTTAGCAGATATTGCTAATAACGCAAAAGAATTCCGGTTACAAGAAGATCGTGCTTTCTTAGAATCTATGAACCAAGAAATGGCAACTACGCTATTCTATGGCTCTAAGGCTATGCCTGAAAAATTCGTAGGCTTTACACCACGGTATTCTGATAAAACCGCTAAAAGCGGCGAAAATATTATCGATGCTGGTGGTACAGGTGCTAATTTAACATCTATTTGGTTAGTAGTATGGGGCCCTAGCACAGTACATGGTATTTACCCTAAAGGCTCTACGGCTGGTTTCAAATGGGATAATGATGGCGTAGTTGATGTAACTACTAACGATGGTAAAAAATACAAAGCATATCAAACACATTACCAATGGAAGAATGGTTTAACCGTTCGTGATTGGAGATATGTGGTTCGTATCTGCAATATCGATGTAACTAAATTGACTAAAAACGCTGCTACTGGCGCAGACCTTATCGACTTAATGATTGATGCGGAAGAAAAAATCCCTAACCTTGGTATGGGTAGACCAGTATGGTACATGAATAAAACTGTTCGTGGGTGGTTGCGAAAACAACTTAACGAGGGACACAAATACCAAACTGCTGCAGGTAAAGAACCAGGTAAGATTACAGTTGATTTCAATGATACACCAGTTAGACGTACTGATGCATTAATTATTGGTGAAGAACAAGTTAGATAATTAGGGGGTAACAATATATGCTATTAGATAAGGAAAATATTTTTTACAACAAGCAAGCGATCACATCCAATACATCCTCACCTGCAGTATATAACGGTGGCGGCGATGCGTATAATGCACCGTGGCTCGTGATTCGCATCGACAAAGATGTAACAGGCACACCACTATTCAATGTGTATACATCCCATAAGGAAAATATGGAAAGTGCGGTGTTGCTGCACGGCATTACTTTGCCTGCTAATGCGAAAGCTGGTACAGAAGTTGTAACACGTTTAGGTAAAGGTGCTAAACAATATATCAAGGTTAACGCCAACAACATGACAGGCGGTACTATTTCCGCATTCTTAGTGTTTGACGTGGATATGATTTAAGAGGTGTAGTTTATGTTAGTAACGACAAAAAAGAAAATTTACTTGTGCGAATACGGCGTGGTTGAAGAAGGAACAGAAGTAGATGTTTCTTATGAAATCATCGAACAGTTTGGCGATGAAGTGTTTATTGGTATTCCAGTACCTGAGGAAGAAACACCTGTTGAATATACCGAAGAAAAACCAAAGACAAAGTCCAAAGGTAAGAAAGCGGAAGAAACTGAAGAATAACAGAATGAGGGGTGCTTATGCATCCCTCTTTTTCACTATAAGGGGGGCAATATGACACCTACTGATATTTGTAATATGGCTCTTAGTCTTATCAATGGTGGTAGGATATATAGCCTTGATGAAGAAAACGAAACAGCTAGACAATGCAGGCTGCACTACGATGCTACACGAAAGATGCTATTATCACAGTTTGAGTGGAATTTCGCACGAAAGCGTGAGAAGTGCATCCAATCAATGCATAAATTGGATGGCTATCAATTTGTATATGCATATCCTGAAAAGTGCTTACGTATTTTAGGGGTCATTCCTAAGGGTGAACGGTTTAGAGCGGAAAGCCAAAAGGAATATGATGTGTTTACTTTTGACGATAACACAAAGTACATAGTGAGCGATGTACCGCTTGCGTACATTGACTATGTGTACGATGTGAAAGATATAGATATATTTAGTCCTGTATTTGTACAGGCTTTAAAATCAAAAATGGGTGCAGAATTGGCCATGCCATTAACTGGTAATAGTGGTTTATTCGACCAATGCTACAAGTTGTATCAAGCAGCCACACAAGAAGCCAAGAGTTTAAGTGCAAAAGAACGCAGGCAAGATATGCCTTATGTGTCTAACTATGTAAAAGCAAGGAGTTGGTAATCATGAAACCGATGTACATTCCACAACTTGCATTTACAACAGGTGAAATTTCGCCAGATGTATCTAGGCGGTTTGACTTAGATCAATTTAAAAGTGCGTTGCTGTTAGCAGAAAATGCAGTCATTCGTCCATATGGTGCGGTGGCTCGTAGGCAAGGTTCAGAATATATAGGGCAGGTTAAAAACAAGGATAAATATACACGGCTATTTGAATTTACGGCAGAAAAGAACAAATCATTCTTGCTTGAAATTGGTGAGCGATATATCCGAGTATGGCGAAATGGTATCTATACAGGTATCGAACTAGAGACACCATTTGAAAGTGATGTAGTCGATAAATTGAACTGCATCCAAAGTGGCGATGTAATGTTTATTTGTAGTGGTAAATATCCAGTAAAAACAGTATCACGATATAGTGATACAGACTGGCGATTTGATACATACAGGTTATCAGAGCAACCATACGGCGAAGTAAATATTGACAAAGAAAGTACTGTAATCTTGAATGGCGATACCTTAACAGCCACAAAAGATATATTCAATGCGGATATGGTTCATTCTGTAATGCAGATTGAGCATTTTGTGAAAGCAATTACAACTAACAGTACTGGCTCAGTAATTGAGAGTAGTAGGTGGGTATATAGCGGTGAAAACGGCCACGAAGTTCATAATACAGATTATAACAATATCAATTATGATGTAGAACAATTCAGTAGTGATGAGGATTTATCATGGAAATTCACATCACACGGCACGTGGAATGGCATAGTTAAAATTCAAATCAGTAACGATGGTGGTACAACATGGAAAGATTACCGAGTGTATACATCTAACAACGATTACAATGTAACGGATACAGGAAAGGTTAGCCCTAGTGCTAAATTGAAAGTTGTATCTGATTTGAAAGCTGGTAGCGTTAATGTAGACCTATCATTCTTGCCACATTCTAACTATGGTGTAGTTGAGATTAAAGAATTTATTGATAGTAAACACGTTAAAGTAAATGTATTGAATAGCGTTGTAGAAAATGAAGCCACTTCTAAATTCAGATTTGGACAATGGGGCAAAGGCCTTGGTTATCCTCGTGTATGTACGTTTTATCAAGACAGATTTATCCTAGCATCTAGCTTTCAATACCCTAACTACATATGGTTTAGTCGCACAGGTGATTATTCAAACTTTGGTGTAGAAAAGGTAGGCGGTACGATTACAGATGATAGCGCAATCACACTACCTGTAATTAATCGTAAAATGTATGACATCCGACACTTGATACCTGCTAATGACTTATTGATTTTGACGAGTGGTAATGAGTGGATTATAGATGGTTCTAAAACAATCACACCAACTAACTGCAATCTACGCACACAAACACAACGTGGTGCATCTGATTGTGAGCCACAATACATAGGGAATAGATGCGTATATGTACAGGCTAGAGGGTGTGTAGTGCGTGATTTAGGTTACTCGTATGAAAGCGATAACTACACAGGGGCTGACCTAACTCTATTCGTTAAGCATTTAACAAAGTATCGTAATTTTATTACCAGCGCTTATGCACAAGATCCAGATAGTATTGTTTACTACGTAACAGATGACGGCAACATCGATTGTCTAACTTACATTCCTGAGCAAAAGGTGTATGCATGGTCGCATTTCACCACTAAAGGCAAATACAAATATGCTGAGAGTGTAGCTGAGGGCGAACAAGACAGTTTGTATGTTATCGTTGAGCGTGATTTCAAAAGCGGTACAGTGATGTGTATAGAACGATTTGAGCCGATGTATAACGCTGATAATAACAACGTGTACATGGATTGTTATATCCGACAAACTAGCACAGAGAATATCAGCACTATCACAGTACCTCATCTGATTGGTGAGGATGTACAGATTGTAGTTAATGGTAGGGAACGGCCAATTAAGGAAGTACCACCTACGGCAATTATTAATATCGATGGTAAAGCACATAGCGTAGCCGTTGGTATTAACTACACTACACGATTACGTATTCCAAGTATTGAAATGCAAATACAAGATGGTACATTGCAAGGTAGACAATTAACGATGAGCAGATTATCGATGAACATCTTAAATTCATTCGGTGGTAAAATCGGAAGAAACTTCAACCATATGGATGACATTTCATTACCGCCACTTAAATTATATAGTGGCGATAAGGTATGTATATTGCCAAAATTCGATGGAGTGTACTCAACGGATGCATCTGTATGCATTTTGCACGATAAACCTTATCCATTTAACCTTTTGAGTGTAACAAGAGAGGTAGAAATAGGCGGAGGATTCCCAAATGTTACAGGACTTTGAGATTTGCCCTGTAAGGCACGCTTCATTAATTCATGACTTATATATCAACTTACGGCCTATAGACACTTTAGAGGTCAATATAGCGAACCAAAATTTTCAGAATTATGGAAAAAATGATTTTGTAAGGGATATATGTAGTGATGATTATGAAAATCATATAGTAATTGAAAATGACACACCAATAGCCGTATATGGCATCTCAAAAAAGCCAATTAACGGAATGTACTGTATTTATTTCCTAGGAAATAAAATGCTAGACACCAATTTGAAATTACAAAAGGAATTTCTAAAACGAAGTAACGCAATTATAAAAGAGTGGTTATCCACTCATGAATATTTATTTAACTTCATACATAAGGATAATCACCGCTCCAAGAGATGGCTTACATCACTAGGGGCGGTTATTCATTCTGATATTACACACAACGGAATGGAACTATTTACATTGAGAAAGGGGGATGCGAATGTGTAATCCTATTGCATTGATGGCAGGTCAAATGGTAACTCAATTATGGGGGCAACACCAACAAACCAAAGCACAAACTGCAATGTATAATGCACAGGCACAAGCAGCCGAGGCTAACGCTCGTATATCTGATAGGAAACAACAGGATATTGCCAATCAAGCACTACAAGAGCGAGATAAAATGGATGCTAGTATGCGGTTGATTGCAGGGCAGAATACGGCCGAGGCTGGGGCCACAGGTTTGTCAATGAGCGGTACACCATTACAACTAATGGCATCTAGCTATGATGAATACAATAAAGATATTCACAATTGGGAAAGCAACAAAAACAACAGTATCTATAACGAATATCTTAACGGCATGAACTACCGCAACGAGGCAAGTACAGCAAGAGCATCCGCATCGAACGCTAAAACACAGGGGCGGTTAGCGATGGTTGGTACTATCTTGAGTGGTGCATCTAGCATGTACGGATTGAAACAACAATATAGCGGCAGCGGTAAATACATTACTCAATATGGCGGCGATTTAACAGGTGCTACTGAAAGGCCTGTAAAAACTGTTAGAAAAGTATGGACTGGTGGTAGATAGCAATGAAATTAGTTAATTATGAACAAGAGCAACGCTTAAATACCATCAATGGTAATATTCATGGTTACGCAAATGAAATGGCTTATGGTGCAGACCAAAGCGGAGTACGTAGTATTGCAGGTGGTTTAGCTAATATCAATGAACAATTTCAAAAGAAACTAGATGAAGATTTGAACATCGCTTATATGAACGCCGAAACAGATTACAAAAAAAGAATGTCAGAGTATTTAACTAACGAGCATGACGGACTACTCCATACAGAGTTGGGCGGTGCTGCTAATATTGGTTATACGTTTAACGAATTAGAAACTAAAGCAAGACATGAAATTTTAAGTCATCTACCTAACAACAATCGTATCCGTGAACGCTTTTTACGAATGGCAGAAAATGACACTATAAGCAACGGAACAAGGGTTCAAGTACATGAACGCTCGGAACGTGAGAAATACAAGGATGTAACTTTTAATAACAATATCAATCAGTCGAGACAAATAGCGGTGTTAGGGTACAACAATCCAAACATCGTAGCGTCTACACTTGATGGGATTAATAAGAATATTGAATTGATGTATGGTGATCGTGGCGAAGAATATGTTAAAGGCAAGAAACAATCTGTAATCGATGAAATCGGACAAGGTGTAGTTAACGAGGCGGTTACAAGAAATGATATTACTTTTGGGCCGCAAGTCATCGCAGCATTAAGACAAGCAGGTGTAAGTGAAAGCGTGCTATCTAAAGCAGATGTAGCATTCGCACAAGTTAATAATCAACAAAGTATCGACAATAGCATTGTTGGTGATGTAGATACATTTGGTGAGGATGGAGCGGAAAAGGCAGCCAATGCTTTTATCGAACGTAAACGAAATCAAAATAAAGGCGGTGCAATCAATGTCAATGCGTTGGATAATGCAGTCAATACATCGATTGGTAAGCCTTATATCTTAGGTAGTGATGGGGGCGATGCTACAGATTGCGGCAAATTCACGCTTGATACGTTGGCAAGTGCTGGTGTTAGTCTAAACTACCGCACGGCAGATGGACAATATTTGCAAGCGGAACAAGAGGGGAAGTTAGTTAAAGATATATCGCAAGCACAAAAGGGCGATTTAGTATTTTGGCACGTACCAAGTAATGAGGGTAGATGGGCAACAAGCAATGATCCAAACGCAGTAAACACAGATAACCAAGCCTATATGGGTGTAACTCATGTTGGTGTATATATGGGCGATGGTAAAGTGGCACAAGCTGGTAGCGGTGGTGTGTCAATTGTTAGTACTGATATATACCCAGTAGTTGGTGTAGGGAAATTTAGCGGTAGTGGCAAGCAATATACAGATGGCGAACTCATGGAACTACGCAAGATGTATATTAAGGCTTATGATGTAGAAACTGGCAAGCGTAAGAAAGCTAGAGCCGAGGAGTTGAAAAGACAAGAGGAAGCGATTCGATTACAGTATTTAGAAATGCAAAAAAACGGAGCATCTAATGCAGAATTAGCTAATTTTTTAGACAAGTCTACTGCAGGCAACAAGGAACTAATCCTTGCATTTGGTGGTGTAAGAAATCAATACATAAAGGCGGAACGTGCAGAACGTGCGGCACAAAATAACGCAATGTACAAAGCCAACATCATGCAGATGATTGAAAACGGAACATCAGCAGAAACCATCTTAAAATACGCCGCAGAAAACGGAAGTTTGTCTATGGAAGAACAAAGCAGCTTGAATAAAGAATTGACTGATAGGGATAATGGCACAGGAAGTTATTCTGTTGATATATCTCAAGTTAAACCTATTCTTGATAGTGCATTGGATGGATTATCTGACATGCAAAAAGCAATGGCAAAAGAGGGGTTTAGAAAAGGGTATTCGGCATGGTGGAGAAAAGTTGTTGCGGAAACAGGCGAAGAGCCAAGCTACGGAAACCAAGTATGGTATGCTAATCAATTAGCATCTGAACAAACGATACGAACTACAAAAGTTAATCATTGGTGGCAAGATGGCGATAATTACAGCAGCCAAGTCGCACCTATGACATTACTCGGCAATGGATTTGTTGACTATCAACCAATTATTGGTGATGATGGTGGACATTATGTAAGGTTAAAACGTGCAGACGGCACATTTGAAGATGTGGAAGAAAGTGTGTTCCACAATACTTATGGCAATAGAAATGAGTGAGGATAGAATATGGCTAAATGGCATTATGACAAGTACAAACCGAATGGAATATTTAATCTAGGGGAACATACAACTGAATTACAACCAGTTAATGGTATTGTTGGCAATGTCATTGATGCTGTATCTGACCTGACACATAATAACAATGGGTACATTGTTAATGTGAATGGTGAAGAGCCAAAGCAATCAAGGGCATTGGACACAATGACGGCTATTGCAAATAGCGTTCCTTTAAATCAAAGTGCAGTAACTAATATCATGTTTAAACAATCTGCTATTAATTACGCTTATAACGACGAGCAAATCAGAGCAAGTCAGGCATTGGACTATGCAAATAAATTGCATATTGGTGCAGATGTAATATTAAATGGCGGTGAAGATGGGTTTAGAAATGCTGCTACATTGGCGGCACAAGTTGATAGAGGTAAAACAGTACAAGAAATCTATGATGAATACCCAGAAATGTATAAAATAAAATACAACTCACAAGCCGAGGGCATTCAAGCTATTCAAAATCTACAATCAGTAAAAGCTACTCGTGGTGTATTTGATGCGATTGAGCAAAGTGTTTGGGCGATGAATGACCAAATCAAATTAGGTAATGTAGGGTTTGAACTAGCACATACTACCGATAAAGACCGCATCAAAGAACTAACCGATGAAATGGAACGCTTACAAGGCAACTTACAACAATATCGCAAGGCGGATGCATTAGATAGTCCGTTGCAAGCTATTGTAGGCGATACTACTGCACAAACCTATATGATGGGGAAACATGGCGGCAGAGGTGCAATTGTAGGTGCTGTAATTGGTGGTGCTATCGGCGGTTTAGCCACGGATGGTGTTGGTATTGGTACGGGTGCTGCAACTGGTGCTAAATGGGGCGGCGGCATTGATATGACATACAATATGTATAAGATGTCATTTGGCAATAAATACCTTGAATTAGTAAATAAACGTGATGCACAAGGTAATAGAGTATATTCTAATGATGAAGCATACAAATATGCAATGACATATGCTGCAGTTGATACTGGCATTGAAATGGTATCTACACGTTTCATGATTAAAGGTATAGGTAAAGTAGCTCCAACATCCATTATGTCAAAATCATTAGAGGGTGCTACATCTAACACAATTAAAACCTTTGATAGAGGTATTGGTGCTACAGTCGGACAAATGGCGAAAGCGTCCTTAAAAGCTAGCGGTTCGGAGTTAGCTGAGGAAGGGTTACAAGATGTCAATGAAAAGGTACAACACAACATTTACCGTAATGCAAATGACTTAGAGGATGCATATTCAGTAGGTGATATTGCATTGGGTGCAGGTGGTGCGATGTTACAAGCACTACCAGCCGTTATTGGTTTAGGCGCAATTGGTGGCGGTGTAAGTGGCGTACACACAATGAAAGCGTTCCATGAGTTTACAAAGTTAACACCAGAGCAACAACAACAAGCGGTGATGGCTGAACAAAACCACAACGGACACGCAATTATGCAATCGCTAAAACAAGATGCATCATCCAATCAAATTGCAAAAGAAAACCCTGAACTATACGGAAAAATCGTACAAGCACAGGGGGATAAAGTAGGTGTATCTACTGCATATGTAAATGTCAATGAAATGGCAGAAACCGAACAGGGGCAACTAGCCATTAAGAATATGATTGATAGTGGTTTGGTCACGCAAGAGGAAGTATCGAAGAGCATTGAAGCTAATGCAGACATTCCTGTACCAATCGGAAAGTACGCACAATTAAGCGGTGGCTTAACGGAAGAAACTGTAAAAGCGTTAGAGGAAAGCACATATTTTACTCGTGGTGGTATGTCTATGAAAACCCTTGAACGTGCAAAAGCGGAAGTGGAAGCCTTTAATAATAACCTAGTTGATGCAACAGAAAAGAAAGCAGCACGAGTTAAAGAAAGCATTATTCGTGATGAGTTTGAAGATGCAAGCGATGTAGATCGTGAAGTGCTAGACCAAGTATTCTCTAATCCTACGCAGGTTAAACAAGCGTACAACAATTTGTATAAAAACCTAGTGCAAGAGTATCGTGAAAGCTACGCAAGCGACTTTGACAATATGGATAATGATATCAAGGAAGCTACGGCAAGTGGTGTAGAGCCACAATGGCTAACTGATTATAAGTCTAATAATGGCGGTAAAGCACCACGCACGAATTCAGAACGTAGACGTGCAGCATTTCATTCTAGCGTAGCAAAAGCACAAACTGCATTTGCTGATAATACGGAAGCACTTAACCAAAGCAATATCCATCATGCTGATATGGAGCATACGCTACAACAAATTGAAAGCCTTGAACGCTTGCATGATAAGATTTTTACATTAGCCGATAACGATATAGCGTTACGAATGCAATTATCCAAGAGTGGCTATGAAGTGTACAACAAAGTAGTTAAAGCAATTGGTGAAAGTACCGACAGAAAACAACGTGAAACGGCAAAAGCTAATGCGTTTTTAATGGCACAACATGCGGATGTAATGGCACAATATATGCGACAAATGGGCAAAGGCGGTTATACCGCCATGGATTATTTCAGTGATAGCGTGCGTATCAAAATGGATGCGGTTTTAGAAAACCAAAAAGGGTATGCACAACAATTGGCAATGCATCAAAAATTACAAGCTGATATAACTCAATGGGGGAAAACGCTAACTGATTTACAAAACGGAACGCTTAAAAGAAGTGTAAATAGAATAATGTCAGCACCTTTAGTGTTTAGCACAATTAAAGATCCTGACTACAAATTTACAACTGGTGATGTTTATATAACAACGAAAATGCTTAATAAAGTATTTGCCACTAAGCATGCACATAAGTTTGACTTAAATGTTATGAAACAATTACCTGGTGCGTTATCTAATCCGATTGCAATATTCAAAAACTTTGACCCTGTTGCTAATGCATCAGTAAAAGGCGAAATTGTTGCTGTTGTTGAATTAAAAGATACGCAGAATAACTTTATTCATGTTCCATTGGTTTTTGATGTTCAAAGCGGAAGAGGTGGCTATCAAACAAGGGTTAAAAGTATATTCCCTAGAGTTAATGCTACATGGTATTCTAATGCAATAAATAATGGCGATTTGTTATATGTTAATACGAAAAAAATAAACCGACTAACAGTCAATAACGTCCAATCAAACGGACAAGTGAGTGTTAATCGGTTTAATATCATTAATAGTATACCAAACGAAAATGATTTAGACAAGCTCCGAAAGAAATATAATTATCAGTATTATCAATCCGCATGGCATGGTTCACCGTATGATTTTGACACATTTGATTTAGGTTCTATTGGTACTGGTGAGGGTAATCAAGTACACGGTTGGGGATTGTATTTTGCTAAAGATAAGAAAGTATCTGTAGCGTATAAAGATGTTTTAGGAGCTAAAGGCTCTTTTGTTATATTAAATGGAGAAAAATGGACTATAGATAACGAAGGGGATTGGACAAACGGGGAAAAAAAAGTCGAGTATGGTAGTGCATTAGGTTATGTTTTTGACGAATTGGAAGAACATGGGACTAAAGAAAAAGCAATAGAATCATTACAGAAAGGCTTAGATAAAAACAGATATCGTGATAAATATCGAAACGAAGCAAAAAAGGCAATTGATATATTAAGAAAAAACGATGCTAGCGGAGTAAAGGGTGGTAAGTTATTTAAAGTAGATATCCCTAATATAGATACAATGCTTGATGAACAACAATCATTAAATGTTTTAAGTAAAGAAACAAAGCAAAATTTAAACGCAGCAATTAATGCGTTAACAGAACAAGAAAAAGAAGTATTTATCAATGAATATACAAATAGTCCTTTATTTAACCATTATGCAAAAAAAGAAATTGATGAGTTAGGAAGTGATTTTGATCGACTAGATACTGAGTACGATTTACTTAAAAATAAATACCTTGATGAATATATTGAGGGAGAACTTAACATAATTGCTCAGAGAAATATAAATAGATTAGCTGAAAAATATAACATTGATTTAAAAGCATTAAAAGAAAACCCAGATAGTATAAATGATATAAAAAATCAATTAGACACTATGTGGTTTAATGCTTTTACAGAATATGGTATGGCTGGCAAAAAGTATAGGGAAGTTTATTGGGGCAAGTATAAAAATGATTTTTCCACACTATTAAATGATGGTGGCATAAATGGTAGAGATTTTTATACGGCATTATCTAAAGCATTAGGTGGTGCAAAACAAGCATCAGAACATCTCAATAAGTATGGTGTTAAAGGTATTACTTACGTTGGAGAACAGGATGGACGATGCTATGTAGTGTTCGATGATAAAGCAATCAAAGTCATTGAAAAGTACAACCAATCAATCAATGGTATGACCGAAATCATGGAAGATGGTGAACGCATTATTAGCATTTTCAAAACTGCTGATAGAAGTACATTCCTACACGAAATGGGCCATGTATTCTTTGATGACATTCAAAAACTAGCATCTATGGACAATGCACCTAAACAATTACTTGATGATTGGAATACGCTTAAAGAGTGGAGCGGTTGGGTTGATGGCGAAAACGTAGATAATACCAAAGCACACGAGAAATTCGCACGAGGTTGGGAAAGCTACTTGCGAAGCGGTGAAGCACCAACTAAAGGGCTACAACGAGTATTCCGTCAATTCTCTAAATGGTTAACTCGTATTTATCGTAGTGTGCAACGTTTAGGTGGCGAAGTACCAACTGACATCAAAGATATAATGGCACGTATGATAGCTACGCAAGATGACATTGAAAACTACGCACATGAGCAAGCACTAGAGCAATTTGAAAATACAAAGCTATATCAACAATTGAGCGAAACCGAACAGGCACGAGTGCAAGGATATATTGCTGACATTAAAGAAAAAGCTAAAGAACGTGTAATGCGTAAGTACATGAAAGAATTAGACAATCGACCTATTAAAGAATGGGAAGATGTAAAATACGATGTACAAGCTGAAATCGAAAAGCGTTTAATCAAAGAATATCCTATTTATAAAGAGCATCAACGATACATGGCATTGGGTGATGGTGCATTGGAAAATACTCAATATCGAACTATTGAGGGGTTAGAAAAGGCGGAACGTGAGGAAGCTGGCAGTACTTACGATGAAGCAGTAGCACAGGAAATGGAAAACGCTAGAAATGAGTTCATTAATGATCCGAATGCAGGCAAATCTAACCAAGAAATAGCCGAAGAGATGCTATTATCCAATCAAGGACAGATGGAACTTACACAAGAAGAGGCACGTCTAATAAAAGCACATACCAATAAGGAGTTGGCGAAAAACTGGGAACTACTAAGCAAATTACAAAAACTAGACCCTAGTAGTGAAAATCTTGATGAGGAACTAAAACCAATCGAGAAAGAACTTACAAATGATGCGGTGAAAGTATCTAAAGAGTTAGCAAGTACTGCTAAAGAACTTGATACTGCACAAGATAAGATTGAGAGTCTAAAAGCACAGTTGCAAGAACGCATTGATGCGGTGCGTGCAATTCGTGATGGTGGATTTGGTACAATTCCAAAATACATGGAACGTGCTAAAAATGAATTAGGTGATTTGACATTATCTCAAGCTAGTCAGTACAAAAAATACCAAAATCAAGCAGTACGAGATGGTAAAAAAGCAGATAGTGCATTGGCTGTTGGTAAAGTTGACGAAGCATTATATGCTAAACAATCTCAAATGCTAAACCAAGCAAGAGCAAGAGTAGCGTTTGAAAATTCTAAGGCTATTAAGAAATTACGAACTAAACTATTAGACCAATTGAACCGCATGACACGTAGTCAAAACCCTATCATGGTTGAGCCTAATATGCGTTATTTCTATACGCATATGGCATATCAAATGGGATTGACTAAGTATGATGGCTTAAAACCTATTGATGGCTTTGACATGATGTTAGTGATTAAAGCATTAGATGCAGATGCTGACATCATGGGCGATAAAGAAGCTACTGTAGAACTTGAAGATTGGGTAAAAGAAATGTTTAACGCTCAATCACCTAGAATGTTTAGTACTCTAAAAATGAGCGAACTCGAACAGTTAGAGGAACTCATGACAGGGATGTACAAGAGCGGTAGAACTCAATATGAGGGAAGTACACTAATCGATGAAAAGGGGAATAACGTAACAATTGATGACGCCATATTCCAAATCATTGATAAAGCAGCCGAAACATTTGGTAGAGATAACGGAAACGTATTCAACGAACTAAATAATCGCAGTAAAGTTGATGCATTATCTAATAAAATAAACGATTTCCATTTAGCATTGCTAAAGGTTGAAACATTCTTACGCAGATTGGATGGCGGAAAGAATGGTGTGGCGGTGCGGTATATCTATGACCCAATTGATAAAGCTACTCAAAAATTCAACGAGTACAAAGAAAAATCTATGTACAGATTGGCCAGAGATGTAAAAGCGGTATATTCCAAGAAACAACTATTTGATGTTCGCAATGATCATCTATATAACGTAGGAGAATTACGCAACGTAACCAAAGAGCAAATCATCATGCTTGCATTAAACTGGGGAACAGAAAAGAATAGACAACGTGCATTAGAAACTATCCAAAGTAATGAAGTAGAAATGGAGAGAGCGTTCCAAGAATACATGACGGATAAGGACTGGGAATTTGTAATCCGAACATGGGAGCATATCAATTCATTCTACGAAGAGCGTAGTAAGGTACAAGAGGAATTGTATGGTAATCCTTTGAAGAAAGAAAAGGGGATTACATTCACAATTGGCGGTAGAGAAATTCAAGGTCAATATTTCCCTATTGTGTACAATCCTAAAGTAAGTGCTAAAGTATCTGACTTTGAAACAGAGAATATTGCTAAAACGATGATTGCTAGCAATGCAATCTTTGGTACTGGCATGGGTGCTACTAAATCACGTTTGGATGTAGTTAAAGGTAAATCTTTAATGCTTGATTTCGATGTTATTCCTAATGCTATTACGGAAGCTATTAATCACGTAACTATGCGTAAGGCCGTAACAGATGTAAATAAGCTAATAGGGAATAGCAGATTTCAAGAGTACATCGTTGATAAATTCGGAATGGAAACCTACCAATTCTTGCGTACATGGGTTAGAGATAACTGGAAAGATGAAGCGTCAAAAATGAGCGAATTCGGAAAGTTATTAATGACCCTCAAGAAAAATACAACAACAGCAGTTATGGCGGGTCGTGTATCGGTAGCATTGCAAAATGTGTTGAATTTTCCTGTTTCAGCGTATCGTATTGGTTTAGGCAATACCTTAAAAGCTATTTATAATGCTGGTGCTGGGTTCTACGGACATGGAACATCAACATACAATGCAACTCTTAAGTTTGTATTTGGTAAATCCATATTCATGAGAGAACGCATTCAAACACTAGATAAGGATTTGAAACAAGGCTTATCAATTGGCGGTAAAGGTTTCCGAATTGGAGATACTAATATTGGTGGGTATAAACTGGAACAATTAGGCGAAATCAGAGATGATATTAATCAAATGGGGTTTAGACTTCTAACCGAAACAGATTTTGCATTATCCATTCCTGTATGGAAATTTGCCTATGACAAAAAAATACTTGAACTACAATCTAAAGAGGGTCTAACCGCTGAATTTGTAGAGCAAGAGGCGATAAGTGCTGGTGATAGAGCCGTGCGAGATATATTCGGTAGTGGCGATACAAAAGATAGTGCAGCTATTCAACGTTCTAGGGAAGCATGGGTTCAATTGTTCGTACCATTCTATTCCTATGCGAATACCCTTTACAATATCATCGCAGAGGGTAACTATGCACGGAAAGACCAGGGCGATTATTGGCGATTTGTGCGTATGTTGTGGTGGACAATAACGATGCAAGCATTAGGTATGATGGTATATAAAGCTATGACGAATGGTGATGATGACGACCCAGAGAAATTAGCGAAATCATTCATCGAGGAAACCGCATCACAAGCAATGATGGGCGTACCATTTATTCGTGATATATCTAATATTGGCATGAAATACATCTTGGGTGAAAAGGTATTCAACAAAGGTAATACAGTGATAGGACTATCTATTATCGAAAAACTAATCGATGTTATGGGCGCTATTACATCTGACAAAAAAGATGGTGTTGATTTAGGACGTAGCCTATCGCAAGTATCAAACCGCCTCACAGGATTTAGCGATACTGTAACCGATGGATTATGGACGTTAGCTAAATTTGCACTAACCGATACAGATGCTAAATTAGAAGATGTAATTATGGCTATCATTTTAGATAAAAAGCTAAGAGACAAAAAATCCAATAAAAAAGATAAACATTAATAAAAAAGGACTACTCATTATGGGTAGTCCTATTTAATTGAAAGGAGTACACATGATACCTGAAATCAATCAACCAAGCGTAGTATATCAAGGTGATGGCGTTAATAAAAAGTGGATATGGCCTTATGATTTTCACAGAATTGAAGATGTAACGTTTACGATCATTGATGCGGATGGCAATCGAAGTCTACAAACAGGCAATATCGAATATGATAAAGAAAATAAAACGCTGACATATCCAGTCGAGGGTGATGCATTGGATGCTAATCATAAAGTGGTATTGGAACGGTTTACACCAATCACTCAAGATACAGATTTACCAGATGAGTACCCTTACCAAAATATTGAACACATGGCGGATAAATTGACACTCATCATACAAGAGATGCAAGACAAGATGAGTAGGGCGTTAATCATTCCTATTGGTAGTACCGATGATGCGGTAGAAACCGCAAAGAACATTGTAGAAACATCTGTTAAGGCTGCAAATGATGCTATCAATGCATATAACCAAGTCAAAGCTAAGGCAGATGTAATCATCGACGATGCAGAAACGATAAAAGAACTTGGAACTCAAATCACAGAAATTGGTAGAACTGTAGATGATAAACTGGCGAACGCTAACACCGCATTAGATGCAACAAACACGAATTTATCAAAAGCAGAAAAAATGGTGGCGGATGCTAAGACATACGCAGGTCAAACAACTGTTGACAAGCGTGATATTAATTCATTAGTAAGCCAAGCACGAACTCTAAAGACCGACATTGACAATAAACAAACGTCAATCGCAAGTAATGCAATCAAAGCGACTGATGCGGCGAAACGAGCGGAAATCGCAGCCAATAAAGCGGAACAAATCGCCTTACCTGGTGGCGGTGGTCTAATTACAAAAACCGAGGCGGATAGTAAATACCTGGTGAAAGATAGTTTGTACGGCATCGTATCTGTTAAAGATTTTGGGGCAGTCGGTGATGGTGTAGCAGATGACACGCAAGCGTTTAAACGTGCTAATGACAATTTGAGGAATAAAATCCTATTCGTACCAAATGGGATATACAAAATCAATGAGCATCTATCTTTTGATACAGTCGAGAGCGTAATGGATATGGGTACATATAGCAATATCAAGCCATTCTATCCAACTGAAACACCAATGCTTAAAGGTGCATCAAATATTGCGTTTGTGAAAAACATCCAATATGGCGATGAAGTAAATCAATGTCAAGGCTTTACCTACAACGATAAGAAAAACGTATTCGTGTTAGCATGCATTAATGGCGATGGCACAAAGCAAACACTATACGAACTCAACTCATCCACTTTTGAAATTGTAGGTACTTATAAATACAGCGACCCTGACCGAATGGGCCATTGCAATACCATGTGTTACAACAAAAACACAAATAAAATATACCTTGCTAACGGATTAAAGAATCCTAAGAATGTAACTGTAATTAATGCAGATACAATGCAAGTAGAAAGCACCATTACATTAAATGAACGGGTGTTCAATATTGGTTATGACCCAATCACCAGAACCTATGTAAGCATCGTACCGATTAGCGGTCAACAACGATTGCGTGAAGTCAATTTGTACAATGATGATTTCAAGAAAATGAAAACATATCAAATTGACTACCAATACGATGACTTTAACAATAATGGTGCATTTATGTTGAATGGTTGCATCATGAGCGCTACTTTGGGTAGTTTGGTAGAATGTACTCCATTTGGTGAAGTTAAACAAATTATTGAAATCAATAAGGCTACAGAAATTGAGGATATAGCATATTGCAATGGTAAATTCTATTTTGCGGTATTGACGATACAACCTAATAAACGACATAAGGTCGATATTTATGTTGGTGATCCAAACAGGGATTATGCAAATTCAATCAATACTGCACGATTAGCGAATCTTGACTACCTAGCGTTAACAGGTGGCAATGTGAGCGGTGCAATAGTACTCAATAATAATATTTTGTTAGAGGGTAAGAAAACAGATGGACATGGTGTTCGCATTGCGAAAGTTGGAACGGATGATACTGTAATCGTTGGTGATGCTACTGTTCCTGTTTACGCAGTAGGTACCAACTTTAAATATAGCGATGGTGTAGTAAGCTACAATGTACTAACCGAAAGGAATTTAAAAACAGAGGGTGATATTTACACAAAGAAAATAGCCGATGAAACTTTTGTTAAAAAGATAGAGGCTGGTTCTATGGGTTTTGCTTATGAACTTGTTGAAACCGCAACCGACTGGAATACATTCACAAATCAAGGGTGCTATGAAATTAATTTCGATGGTGGTGTTAACAATCCGCCACGAAGCCATAAGCAAGGCATGTTGATTGTCTTTAACTTTGGAGATGGTAAGCTAATCGACCAAACATTGCACACATTAAATGGTGAAACTTATCATCGTACATTCCTTGCTAACCGATGGGGCGGCTGGGGTAGAAATCAAACATCCTTAAATAGCAGATTGCAGTTGTGGAGTGCGAACGGAACAAACGAGGTATACATAGATGGCTAAATTAGTAGTAAATATTAAAGGTCAATCCGAGGAATTTGGATTGACCGATGATGCACGAGATATTGGCGGTAATGATTATTTAACTATATCTAATGGCAATAAAAAACAGTACGCACGATTAGGGAATAATGCTACTAAATTAATCATTAGAAAAAACAATCAGAAATTCTATGTGCAAAAAGATCCGATTTATTTTGAAGCCAAAAAAATTGAAGCTACAACAATTGGTAGCCCTGTATCGTTTGATGTATATCTACCTAAAGGAAATTACAACGCTAAAAATCAATACGATAACTACTTTTCTGTTTCTGTAGGTGGTATGTATAAAGTTGTATTACAAATATTAGAAACAAGCAGAAATACTTATTTCTCGAAATTAATCATTAATAATAACGGTAAAAAAATTATTGAAAGGAATACAAGTGATTGGGGAAAATCTCAAATAAATCAAATAAATAGAGTTGAAATAATAATGATCAAATAAATGCAAGACAGGGAGATTAGTATGATAGAAATCTTTATTCCAATATTTAACGAGGTGTTTAATGTGAGTGAAGCGGTACGCATATCATTGGCTATATTCACAACAGTTATTCTTGTGTTTATAGATACAGTTTTACGAGTATTAGTGGAAGCAAGGAATTACAACCTAGCAACAAAGAGAGAAGTTACAATCAAAAATACTATACTAGCTATCCTATGGAGAGGTTGGGCGGTAGTAGAAATTGACGGAAAACCTAAACGATTTTTAGTGAGCGGAAAGCTACGAGCGGATATGACTAAGAAATTAGTCAAATCCTATCCGTGGCTTTTTTTATTGGCATTCATTCTATTAACATTGCCTGATGTAGTAGTACCTGTATTGGGACGTGTTGATGTATTCCTATGCACATTGTTGTATTTGATACCTATATTTATCGAATTGGCATCGTGTGTAGAAAACATGATAGAACTCGAATTAGTAGAAACGAGGTGGTTCAAACGTGCGATAGGGCTATTTAAACAAGTGATTGATTTCGTTAAATCGGTAAAGGAAGCGATTAAATGAAGATTAACTATGAAGATATGATTACGCTGATTGCCTTGGCTAGTGCGTTAATCATGACTATCTATCTCGAACAAAAAGATTTGGCAAGCGTGATAGTCGGTGTATTGGGCGGTTATATCGGTGCTACTGGTGGTGTTAAGCGTTCCCAATACATGAATAATGGGGGTAGTGTTTCCGAAAAAAAGGAGTGCGAAAAATGAACGAATTAGGGAGTTTGAGTGCGGTATATGAAAGTAACGGCGACCCTGCTTGTGTATCAAGTGGGGTTAATGATGCAGGCGGTATTTCCTACGGCACATATCAATTAGCTAGTAATTGCGGTAGCGTTGATGAATTTCTAGGTTGGGGATTACGGCAAGGCGGATTTTACACAGATTACGCAAGAGCATTGGTAGATAGCGGTGAAATCAATAGTGATGAATTTATCGACCAATGGAAAGAACTCGGAACGATTGATAGACAGGGATTTGCACAAATGCAACATGACTACATCAAGGCTAAATACTACGATGTAGCGTGTAAGCTATTACAAGATAATCTATTCCATGTAGATAAACATTCAGACACATTGAAGGATGTTATATGGAGTAGAACTGTACAATATGGTGTAGGCAATATCGTTGATATGTTCCACGATGCATTAAAGCTAATGGAAAAGGCTTTAAATTTAGAATTGCCTAATTTGTCATACATTGATGACAAGCGGTTTGATTATGACATCATCGCTTGCATCTATGATGTATGCATGAGTACAGAATGGAATAATAGTGTGTTACGCGATAACTTGAATGAACGTTTCGCCGATGAAAAGTTTAGAGCGTTGGAAATGCTACAAAATGAATTAAATGAGGTGTAAGCCATGTTAATTAGTAAGATAATACAAACTATCAAGGAACACTACAAACTAGCCGTAGCGATTGCCCTATGCGTTTTTATCGCTATTGTAGGTGTATGGATATATCATCACAAACAAAAGCAATTAGAAAAGCCTGTTGTACTCACACAAGAACAGGCGAAATCACCTCATGAATTGTCAAAAGCAATCCATGTGACTGAACAGGAAGCACAAGAAGTTATTTCCAAAAAGGAAAGTACTCAACCAATAGCGACATATTACACACAAGCACCGACTGTAGAAAGAGCTGCAGAAAAGGTAAAACAGGATATTGCACATAGCAACCCTAATGTACCTAAAGCCGTTACTGAAAAATCTGATAGAACCGCAGTAGTTGCTAACACCGATGAACAAAAAGTCGATGTATACAAAATCAATCTAAACAAAGGACACAAGATAAAAGCTGGTGTTACTTTGATAGATAAACGAGCCTTTGAAACTATAGGCTATCAAGCAGGTAAATTTGAAGTGTTAACACATTTCAATGGACAACATTTAGAGGGCGGTAGCGCACTTTACACAGTAAAGGAATGGTGATCTAAATATCTCCGAGTTGCACGGATTGCAACAACTACTTATTCAATAAGAAAGGAAAACATTATGGCACAAGTATTTACATTTGAAGGAAAAACACATCAATTCGCAGAAGATATTCAACCAAAAAAAGAGGGGTTATATATGGCCACTCTAAAAGATGGTGATAACGTAACATGTGAAATGTGGTTTGTGAATGGAGAACTACACCGATTAATTGAATTAGACTAA